ATTTTTCTTGAGTTCTAAAACTACGTTGTAAAGCGGTCTAAGCGTATAACCCGCATTAGTCCACAAACCTTCAAAATCTTCTTTTGAGACATCATCTGGTTTATGCTTCATCAAAAGAGTGTTCATTGTTCAGGCTGCTCCACTGGTAATTGTTGTTCTGTTTGTAAATCTTCTTGTACTTGATTCATTAAGCGTTGTGTCTGCGCTTGTTCAAATATCATTGCGTGGTCTTTGAATAAGCCGTAGTTGCTCCATCCTAAATTCTCATCTAGCGCTTTAGCTGCATTCTTAGCACTCATGTGTACTTTTAATTCAGGCCATGCTTGAATAGTCGCTATTGTTTGGGCGAGTTCTTGGACAAACTTAGCTTGCTGTGCAAAATGACGAGCGCCAATAGGATACAGCTTGCCAGACGCTTGCAAATCCTCTTTAGTGACTTCCAAAAAGATTTCTGCTCCTGTTTCATCGTCTAGTACCTTTATCTGTTCTACAGTGTCAAAGTTTCTAGCCGCTTCTGCCAACATACCATTCAACAAAGGCTCTATTACATTCTTTTCAAACCAAGCCACTTTATGTTGGAATATGCGACCTGCTGCGTTTTCTAGTGCTTGTACTTCATATTTGGTTTTTTCACCTGGAGTACGAATACCCATTGCTTGCTTAGGTGCGCCAGCTAATTCTTCCATTCGATTCATGAGTTCTTGAATTTGAATGTCTGCATTTAGCGCTGTAGTGTCTGGACGCATAAACTCTACGTCACCTTCGTCACCACAATTGATTTCAGCACCGGGATGGTACTCAAAATCCTCTACAGTCGTTCCTTTTCGCTTGATAATAGGGTAGGCTATCAAATCAAAAACATCGGCTTTAAGGTTCTCTAAATGGTCTATACGGTACTGCAAGCCTACTAGCTGGTCTAGTGGTCCTTGCGCCCATAAGTTATCTGACCGAACACGCCAGCCACAATGGTAGAATGGCTTATGTGCTGTCCATAACGGGTTATCCTCATTGCGAATAATCCAGCGACGGTCAATAACAGTGATTACTTTGTTTTTGTGTAGCTTTTGAGTTTTAGTGTCATAAATGTCACCCCAAAACTCTAGCAATTCCACCATATCAGAACTAAGGTATTCTTCCAGACTACCAAAGCCTTCAATGTTTAGATTGATTTCTTTTTTGATTTCAGGGTCATCTATTATTCTTGAACGTAATTTAAGAGCCTTTTGTAAGATATTTTTATTATATCCTAAATTTGGCTTTGTATCAGTATCCTGCATTACATCGCCAATACTTTTTAACATACGGCGAATTAAAGGGGTTTGAGTAAACGAAGAAGATACCGGATTAAAGACAACATCATTAGGAGAGACACGATAGGCGCGTGGGCCTACATATTTCTTTACAATGTTGGCATTAGCGCCAGAGTAAATATCCCGAACAAAATCATAAGTAACGATAACATTGCCATAGTCAATATAGTCCAATACAAGTTGTTCAATTAACAAATCAAAACGATCTTCTTTGAGCTTTTTACGCATATAGGCTTCAATAGCCTGACGCTTGCTCATCATAGAGGCTGACTTGTCATCCGACTGCCAAAAAAACCAATCCTGAGATGGAAACAAGGCTGCCATGTAGTTAGCATGGAGATTGTCTCGTATCTGCGTTAGCTTAGGCGACACAGTGGAGTTATTCCAGTTAGTGACAGCACCATTAGATGTTTTACGAGTATCCGTAGCAAACAAGTATTGACGTAGTTCTTGTTTGTCTGTTTTCCACTCTAACCTATCAGAATCCCATCTCTGCCACATATCAGCAATCTTTGTGGCTAGATGGTCTGCATCAAAACTATCTACTTCAATGTTATCATTCATCGAAATCTAACGCCTCCAAAGCGCGAAGAAAATTCTATTACATTGTTTTTATCTTTAGACCTACGTGAAGAAATGGGCGGTTTAGCTATTTCAACACACGACGCTAAAGCATCTTTTATGTCGTCATGCTCAGGATGATTCATTATAAGTTCTTCTTCCAACAGAGAACAGTTACCGCCTTTGTAATGAAAGACAAACCCATGTTGATAACGTGGCTCCAAAATAGCTGAAATACGTTCTTCTTTCTTTACGTTTCTAGGTGGGGTGTACTCATCAATAGAAAACACTATGTTCTGACTTCTCATGTAATCTTTGAATTGAGACACAATAATCTTTTGCATCCCTGACACTTCACACCGTATTTTTCTAAAGCGCCATTTACGATACATTCTTTCTACTTTGTCATACATGACGCTAATCTTGTTTGTCTTAAATCTTTCAATGTCTAAGACATACAAATAATTATCCTCATCTACGCCTAGTATCAGAATCACGGTAAAATCTGAACCTGTATTTATTGTGTACGCAAAGTCCATAGCGGCAAACACATTGATAAGTTTATCACCTATGTACCATGCACCACTTACGTTAGTTACCGATTCTCGCTCATAATAATTAAACCTGCTTCTGTCTATAATGGCATTTTCAGACGCATTGGGGTTATTGTAGTATTGAGCAAAGAATTGCGTAATGTCTAAGTATTTTGCTTTTTTACGCGCTAATTCTCTTTCGTCAAACCCAAATGTCTTTCCATCTGCTCTACGTTGTTTAGGCCATAGGAACTCACCATCAGTTTCTACAACACGCTCAAACACTTCATAGACAGACACTTCCACATCTTCATTTTTTTCAGCGTCATAATAGGTTTCCGTCATTTCCATCAAGTCTTTATACAAATCTCCCGGATGGTAGCGAGTACCTACGACCCATTCTTTAGACCCCGTTGACTCAATAGACGATAGCTGCGAGTAGTACGACTTAACATCGTCCCTTCCCTTTTCAGTATAAGCATTATCAGGAACAACAACGTCATCCAAAACAGCCAAACTACAATGCATACCAGTGACGTTAGCACCAATACCAGCAGCTTTAATAGTTGGGTCACGTACACCTTCTTCTTTCCTTTTAGGGTGGTCAATAGCAATTTCACCCTCAGTCCACTTTTCTCTACGACCTTCTTGCTCATTAACCATTTCAGGCCAATAAAACTTATAAGTGTCACTAGTAAAAATGTCCTTAATAAACTTTAACTGCTTTTCTGCTAAGTTAGCTGTTGCAGATACATATAAGACAGTGGTATCAGGATGCTTTGTAATCCACCATGCCACACGATAGGCGACCATAGCACTTTTACCGTGGTCACGCGGCAATAAAAGAAGTTGGTTATCTTTTGCGTTATCTCTAGTCCACCAACGGCAAAGTTCAGAATGAATATCCCCTAATACTCGATGGGGCGCTATAAGACGGATAAAAGTCTCTAAGTCTGCCTCAGCAGCTTGTCTAACGGCTTGTTTGTCTATTTGTTGCTTTTTTGCCATTTAACGCTTTTATTTCATCTTTCCGTTTCTAGTACGTGCAAAACTACGGTTTTTAGAGGCTTCAACAGCACGTAAATTAGACCTACCATTACCGCCGCCTTTACTTAAAGGGCGTTTACTCCAATTTATTTGATTTTGCATAGTTTTCTTTAGCAGTTAGTAATTGTAAATTCCACGGAACATGCAAACCGCAAACATTTTTGTTATTTAATGGAACAATGTGATCTACTTGCATATGTGTAATTTGAGCTAAATTGTAAATTTCGAATAGCCATAACTTGTGAAACTCATTTAACCACTTTGGTGTTGCTTGTTTTACTCTTTTTCTACGCATATTTACATACGCTCTTTGCTTTTCTTTATTAACACTCACCCACTCTTTTTTAGCAGCTTGCATTTTGTCTTTATTAGCGTCTCTCCACTTTTTCTTTATTTCTTTTGATTTATCTTTATTTTTGTCTGTCCAATCTTTGCTTTTTTTATTGCACTTATCTTTATTATTTAATCGCCATTTTGTTTTTCGTTCCTCTTCACATTTTTTACACCAAGACCTATAAAGTCGCTTTCCTGTTTTTCTTGAAATGTTTGCGGAAGCTAACAAAGAAAACTGTAAACAAACAGAACAATTACCTTCCACGTTTTTTTTCTCTTTTTGAAGTTTCAGATTTCATAGAACCATCTGCATTTCTTTTGAACG